GTTCCGCTTAGATGCGTTTAAATTCTTGTTGAGATCTCGGCTTTACGCCGGTCTCTACAAGGACATATGAGAAATTATATGTCAATTTAACAACTGTTTCAATAAGGGCCTTTTATCCCTACTGAAACTACGGCATAAGAGAACAAGATAGATGTAAACTTGATAATCTATCTCTATTTATCTTAAACTATACTGAGACTTGTGACCTCAGTCATTGATAATTAACAAATATTGTCATATGACCAGGGGAAAACCACGTCTACTTAATCCTTTTCTAAGGGATTAAGCACAAGAGATTCTTTCAGAACTAGAGTGAATACCATCATAAAATAATCTGTAAAGATTAATCTATGATTTGTATATCCTGGAACTCCACGTGTTTATCGAAATAAATAGGTGGAGCCCATTTAATACTATTTGCAGATAACTTAGATACCTTGAATGCAGTATATATTGGCGTACTCATAGATTCTTCTATGACTACATCTTTATATTCTGATCTTCCCAATGCTATTCCTAATGCATCTTCTTCTTCTATATGAAAAGAAGAAACATCAGCAGGAGCATCTTTCCACAATGTAATAATCTTATCAACTGATGTTCAGTCAGTTAATGAGATCATACATTGTGTAAGGGAATCAAGATATCTAGAATACCTATTCTCAAATTTGTTAACTTGTGAGTCAAACATATTTGAGAACATCATCTCCAAGTGTTGAACTGTCCTTTTATCCAAAGTATCAATATTGTACTGAGGAAGGAGAGTTTGAACTAGATTCCATCTAGTTCCACTAGGAAGTGAAGGTAATGCTAAATAAGCTTTATATATTAAAGCTTCTAGCACTACATATAGGTCTTCCCTTGAGACGAATTTATAAAATTCACCTCAAGAAGAAAGAGATTTCGATGTAAGATTAGGAGCATAAGCTACCGACTCTCACAAAGTTCTCCTTCTATTAGGATTTCCTATATTTTTCGGTATTCCTAATGATCCTAAAACTTTGTAACCGAATCCCATGAATCTCATAAAGAGAGACAAGGATGGATACATAGATCTTCCTCTGAATGATTGGAACAAAATATTAATATTATATTTCGCAGCCGTGAATTCAGCCAAAGGAAGACCTTGGGCACTACCCTCGGGACCGGATAATCTCTTCGCAAATTCAAAAACTCCTATTTTAGAAGTTAATGTTTTTGTGTCCGAGATTCCGACTCCAAGAGTACCCATAGTTTTGGAGTACATTAGAGCGACCTGTTTGTTATAGATCACAATATCATCTCCTAACACCATATATTCTTTGAATCAACTTCTGTAGCCTAGAGAAAAGGCACAGAATTGGACAATCATATGATGGGTTACGGCTAGCATAGCCCAAGATGATAGTGCTCCCATTGGCTGACCTACGCTATATGTAATTGACGGAGAAAGACCATTAATTTTGGTTTTCTTTCATCCAGATCAACTAGGTAGAGCGTATCTTCTACCAACTAATATTTTACCTCAAGTATCTCCTAATCCAGATTTAAATGAATTTAAAATCTGAATTTGGATTACTAAAGGTAATCTATCAGTGGCAGCAGAAAGATCAAAAGAGTATACCATCTTATCTTCCTTAAGAGAGATATTCTTCGATATAATCGAGATACCTTTCTCTTGGTCGAAAGTGGCATCCTGTTTGATCTTGGCCAAAATTGAAAATAAATAAAGATGCAAAGGTTGAAGTAATCACTGTGTGATGCAATCAACCAATGCAAACACCCTAATTTTCCCGGGTTCTTGCTTGAACGCAAGTTTACCGATATGATCAGGGCTTTTAGTTATTTTCAACCCCTCGAAAATTATCCTTAGATTGTTAAATTGTGACTTTAAACCCACAATTTTACAATACTCTTCCATATAAGAGGCCATATCAGTTTTGAAAATGCCGTTCAAAGCATAAGCAAAACCAGACATGGTATTCTTATCTTTAAGAGCTCCAGGTCCCTTTGTATAAAGGAGACTTGGCTTTCAAGATAATCTTCTTGGGAATGGGACGAGTGCAATTAAAGAGGGTACAAACTGATTTACAATAAAATCAGTCATTCCTTCCGGAATTGAACCAGTTCAACTATCAGTGATAGTAGAAAGTTTCAATTTCCCTGGGAAATCGATAACCCTATATAAGTTGCACACGGTCATAACAATCCTAAAGATTGTAAGATCTCTTTTAGAAATCTTTAATCTGAAGGCAAACGGTATTCACAATGGAATTCCTTTTCTGGTTAAACCAACTATTGGCCCAAAAGCTTTTTGGTCCAATAGAGGATCTAAAGATCAGGCTTTCATCAAATAAATAGAAGAAGCTTTAAGATATAAAGCAACTCCTTTATTTGATTGAGCTTTCTGAACTTTAGAAATATGTTTAACCATAAAGGTTAGTCCTAAGATCAACTCTTTAGTAGTTTTCCCAATCAATAATGAACCCAATCTTATGAATGGATTCATCATTGATCTGGAAGATTTTACACTTCCATGCCAAGAAAAGATCGCTCCAACTCTATTTAGAGTCTGCGAAACAAGTTTCGTAGAATTTTTAAATATTGTTGTAGCATATTATAATAATATAATAATCTTTTCCCTTCGGTTCCCTGATCCATCCTCGGATGGACAGGCCGCAGGCCCCCTTGGTAAGGTAGGATATACTATCGAGGTTGATCCAAAGTGATATTTCTACCCTTTGGATTGCCTCCAAGCAATCTTTCTCATTATAATTACCATGATTCGCAAGAATCGGCTAGGTTGCTAGCCCTCCGTTCCGCGCCCTCTACGAAAAGGGACATCACGCATAATATATAGTGAGTCCAATTACTTGACCCAGAGGATAACATAGATGTTAGGATAAGAAATTATCCTAGGGCATCTAAGCCAGAGAAGTTGATTCTTCTCGCCAGTGCAGTTATGCACT